ATCATTTCAAACTGTTTTTCAGGCCTTTGCCCCGCAAGGTCTTTGTACTGAAGTCCCATAGCCTCGAGCGCGTCGTTTTGGGTTGCGAGACCCCTAGACGCATCCACTATGGACCGCTGCATCGTGCGGATACCCTTTTCGAGGGTCTCGATATCCGCGCCGCTCTGCTCCGCCGCAAACCCAAGCTCAGACAAGGCCTCGGAGCTGAATCCCGTCCGCGCGCTCATCTTGTTCATTTGGTCCCCGGCTTTCGCAAAGGCCCTCCCCGAGATCGCCGCGACCGCCGCGACCCCGCCGCCGATCTTGATGAACTGGGACCCGCTCGAGATTGCCAAAGATCGAAACGCCCGTAGGCGCTTGGATGCCCGATCCATCGAGCGGATAAATCGGGAGTCTTTGCTGTAGAGCTCCACATACGCCGCACCCGCCCTCACTCCCGAGGAGAGGCTCATTCCGACGGCCCCCCGACCCGGAGAAAGGTCCCCGGGTTTGCTGGATCAGGCTCGAGGATGCTGGGATTTGCGAGAGCTCTCCGGAGAGCGTCCCGCTCCGCCATTGTCGCCGTATATCGGTCCTGATACGCGGACTCCGCATGAGCTGAGAGCTCCGCAACTTGGCGAGCTACATCGTTTTTTTCTCTCTCGAGACCCTCCATTTTTTTCGATTGCTCCTCGATTTTGTTGAGGAGCCTCTCCTCGGACGCTTGGACGAGCGAGGTCGCCGTGTCCCGAGTGTCGGTAAACTGTCCGTCTAGCCACCGATACCCCGCAAGAACTGAGACCACAAAAGCCCCCACGAGAGCGAGGGGGATCACGATCTGTTGGGGCATCACATATTGTCCGGTCGGCTTTGGGTCCATAAATCAAGCGGCCTCTGATTCTTTGGATTCCTTGATTTTCTTGTCCTTTCGGCGGTTGTCATAGGCGAGGCCGCCCGTGAGCGCTGTCAACCCGAGCGAGAGCCAACCCGCCGGATTCGATCCGTTGGTCGCCATTTCAAGCACTCGAGCCCCGAAATCCCCAACGAGAGCGTTCCGATTCTGGATCTCCTCGTTTGCAGCTTGGATATCGGCCTCGTATTGAGCGGGGAGGGATTCCACCTTTGCCGTAGCCGCCTCGAACCGATCCCGGGCCTGAATAAACACCGTCCGAGCGTCTTGGAGCTCAGACTCGGCGGATTTGCTCTCTCGGACAAACTCCGATTTGAGCTCATCGGCCGTGAGGAGCTCCCCTGTTTGCGAGCTCGCTCGCCGGCCGTCAAACTCGGCACAAGAGGGGATCACGACCGCGATGCCCATGAGGAGGGCTCCAATAACCCCCCCGCGGTTGTAGCTGGTGAGTTTCAATAGATCATGGACGAGATCGCGCATTTGGTTCCCCTTTCAAGTTTGGAAACAGTGCTTTCATTGCTTGAACAAATCCGGGTTTGTGTACGGGGCCTTTGAGCTCCCCGTCTCGGCCGTAGGGGTTGATTTCCTCGGCTTTTTTCGGTGTTTTTCGCACCGTGGTGCAGTTTTCAATATGAGCGAGGAGGATCGAGAGATACTCCCAAGCGGCCCGATCCCGGGCCTTGCTCATCCGCTCGAGGTCTCTGAGTCGGACTCCATCGAGATCGGACCCTCTGAGTCCTGATCGAGTGTACCGGATTCCGACGATTGCGCAGGTTTCCGAGATCCACTTTTCGACGGATTCTTGGGTTTCTGTTTCTTGGCTGGGGCGATCATTTGCCCCGGTCGCTTGGGCTTGCTCTCCTCGATCCCCTCCTCGAGCATCTGAGCAAACGAGCCGTCCTCGACCTTGCTGAGGATCGCGTCGAGAGCTTTCTCCTGAGCGTCCCCCGCGGTCTTTCTCAGCGCCAAAAGGACGGCTTTCCGTTTTTGGCTCGGGGTGAAATCCAAGATCGCATCCAAAGCGAGCTCTACATATTTTTCGAGGTGCTCGCCCCTGAGACCCTTTGTGAACTCCTCGAGAGGCGGCCTATCCGGGTTGTGCGCCGTCGCCTCGAAGATCACATCGACCGCGCGATCGGGCTCCGCCTCAAGGATATAGAGCGCCCCTCGCTCAGGGTGCTCATCGTCGATCACATTCGCCACATCGAACCGATACGGATCTCTTTTGAGCCTCCGCATCGCCGGCACATCGAGCAAAATCTCGAGGTTTTTCCCGCTGACCTCAATAGTCAACTCTTTGGTTTTTTCGCTCATATCGTCTCCGATTTCTCGTTTTTCGTGTTTTTGGTGGACCAAATCGCTCAATCAAGCCCAAGACGGATCGGTGTCCTCATAGTGCGGGGTAAAGACCGCCGAGACCGTCTGAACACCCTGCTCGGGCTGTGAGTGATTCCATTGGGTCGGGATAACATCGAGCGTGAGCCCCGTCCCGCTCGCATTGTCGAGGAACTTGAGCCCGACATGAGTCCCCGCGATAAACGCGGCCTCAATCGCCGCGATCACGGTATCCGCATCGTCCCAAGTGATCTCCGCGGAAATCTCCGCCTCAATCTGCCCCATCATGGAGGTTTTCCACTCAGTCCCTCGGCGGGGTCTGAAATCGCTCTGACGGCTCATAGAGAGATCGGCATCGCCGACGAGTGTGAGCTCGCTGTATCCCGCCGAACCGCTCACGCCGTCCGTCTGGACCTCGATACGGCCTTTGTATCCTTGATAGCTTGACATTCTTTGGGTCTCCTATTTCACTGATCCTTGCCAGAATCGGGCGAGCTTGCTCTCGACCTGATCAAGGGAGGGTTTTGCGAATGGGCGAGCCTTGAAGCTGTGCCCCTTGTATCTGATTCCGTGCTCGTGAGCCGATGCCGCCTTACCGATGATTCGGTGTGAGGGGCCGATCACCACTGATCCCCGATTCTTCTCGACCCCAAACAGAATCGATTTTCTCGCTCGAGCCGTCGGACTGTTCATTGGGGAGCCGGGGGCCCGCGGAGTCTTGCGAGGTCTCCCGAGCGTCCTACGCATCGCACCCCGCGTAAACGCGCCGGCTCTTGCGAGCGTGTCGGGTTCCCGGCGCTTCCGAGACCTGAGAACCTTGCGAACATCGTCGCGCGTCCTGATCTTGATTTGAGGGCTCGGGCTCACCTGATATCCCCGATCGTTACCTTGATCATCGCCGCAAAAATCCGATCCTCTTTGAGCAAGGCCTCGTCGAAAGCCGGCTCAAACTTCACGCTTAGGACCGATGATTCTTGGGAGTCGATGGTAAATGCCTGTTTTGAGAGCGCCTCGCCGACCTCTTGAGAGAGGATAAAGGCCTCATCGATTGCCGAGTTTTGCTGGGATTCGGTGCCGCCAACTTTGCGAAATACTCCGATTTTGATCTCGTGCTCATTCGCATCGGGTCCGCGCGTCCCCGGGGTGATCTCCCTCTCTGTGGGTGCTACATAGACTAGATATCCCGCCTCCGCCGTGATCTGCGTCACAAGCGGGACCCAAACGCGCTCCGCCGTGAATCCCTGAGAGAGCGTGAGGCCGCTCAGGTAGTCCCGAACCTCGTTACAGATATCAATGAGGATCGTGCTCACGAGATCGCCCCCTGTACCGTGTGGATGATCATATCGAGCTTGAACTCGTCCGCGTATCGGTAGCACTTCTCGAGCTGGTCGTGATTGACCTCATAAACCATCGTGATACCGTTGTTTTCATAGGTCATTTGGTCGCCGATCGCCGGCACCGTGAGCGTCGAATCGATCACGAGATCCGAGGCCTTGATAACCCACTCAACCCGATCCGAATCGATCGTCATCGGCTCGAGCTGGGAGGCCTCGCCCGAAACCCTGCCCGGGGTCGCGTTGATTGTGATCGGCGTTTGATCTGGACGCGTGTAGAGAACCTCCACGCTCATCGATTCGTCTCGGCGCTCGCTGAGGAACTCCGCACCACGCATTAGCAAACTCATCGGCTCACCCCCCTCAAGCGATCAGAAGAACCATAACCCTCGAAGCCGTCCGAGGCGAGAACTCCGAAACAATGCCCGCGCGTGTGTTCCCGCCGGCCGAGGTCGTTATCCCGTTTGTCGTGTCCCAATAGACCCGAGTCCCTACCACCCAATCCGCAAAAACGGAGGCTCTCGGGAGATCGTACTCGCCGACGATGGAGAGCATCCCGAGCCGTCCGGCCGGAATCCGATCCTCGGCAACGCAAACCGTATCCCCCAAAACCACCACATCGCCCGGGCTTACTTCGCTCGGAGGCGTGTAGGGTATCCGATCCGTTACCCTTGAAACTCGCATTTTTGAACCTCGTGTGAGACATTGAATAGGCCCGAGAGATCCTCAGAATGGGGGAGTATCTGGAACGATCTCCCGGGCCTGTTGTGGTTTGTGCCCCCGTTAGGGGGCGAGAGAGAAAGAAATGAATCAGGTTCCGCGCGGGGTGAGGAGCACTTTCATCGTCGCATCCGAGGAGCCTGCCGCCTCCCAAGCCTTGCCCATGAACTCATTAGCGCCGGAGTCCGCTGTGTCTTGGGCCTCCGTGTCCGCCTCATCCCAGTAGACATCTTCACCAATCGCAAACGCTGTAGAGGTGTCTTTGGGCACCTCAAAAACGCCCGTGATTGCGAGCGATCCCGTCGCCGATGCTGCGATCTTCGCATCGGCGATACCGATGAGCTTGTTCAAGACCACCACATCGCCGGCCGCCACATCGGATCCCGGGGTGTATGGGATTCGATCTCCCGCGCTTACTCGTTTTGCTTCTTCGCCGGCCATTTTTGGCCCTCCTTATCGTTTTTCGTGTGTTTTCGTGAACCCTACGCCGCTCTATCAAGCCCCGTCGTTTGCAACGCCCGCGCGATACTCGTGCTTGGAGACCCCGAAATCGAAGTATCCGCGCATCTGAATCCCGAGGGTATTGAAATCGGCCTGAGCGGTCTCGACCGTCGGTTGGCGCGTTCCGTTGAGAAACAAGAGCTCGAGGGTAGCGAGAACCATCGGATCGGCGAGCAGATACCACGCGGTCGCGTCCGTGAGGTATGGAGACACGACAATGCGATAGTTTCCGCTGTGCGGGTTCGCTGTGCCAAACGCACCCGATTGCCCTCGGACCTCTGTCGAGTTGACGAGCTGGGTCGCCGTCGCCTTGAGCTCATTGGGCACGAGGAGGATCTCAGGCATGATCCCGAGGGGGAGGCCCTCTGGATCAGTTTGGTCCATGAACGCCGTTTCAGCGGCCGTGAGAGCGTCGATATCAAGAGCTGATCCCGCGCCTGTTTCGCGGTTGTTTCGGCCCGCCGTGAAGAATGAGGCGTTATCCTCAAACTCTGCCCACGCATCTGCATTGAGCTTGGTCATCGAACCGCGCCCCATGAGCTGCGAGGTCTTAGTGATCCCGCTGAGATCATCGTTGATAATCTGCTCACGAGTGAACCCGACCATACGCGCTTTGGTCCCGAGCTGGTTTGTATACACCGTCTCATCGGGGACCGCGTGCTCAATCTCACCGCCGGCCGGGAGATCCTTGAAGATATAATCCCCGCCAAATGCGACGGAGGTCACTTGTTTGAAATCTCGGGTAGAGCTCGATTGGGCGATCGAGAAGATTGAACGATCGACGCTCATAAAGCCCTTTGCGAGGTACTTATTAGCGACATTCGAGAACGCATTGGGGAGGTCAACTGTCGAGAAGTTTGCTTGGATATCTTGCCCCTGACCAAAGATCAGACGGAGCACCTTTGAGAGATTGCCCGCCTTGATCTGCAAATCATCGAAGCCGAGCGGCTTGGCTGCCATAAGGAGAGACTCTTGAAGCGAGAGACCCGACCCCTTGAACTTCTTATCGGCCGCGTTGAGCTCTTGCTCCGTGTAGTGCTTCTCGAGGTCGCTTGGGCTCATCCCGCCCTCGATTGCCAGTCCGATCTCGATCATCGAGGTCGAGAGCTGCACATCGGATCGAGAGCGACCCACACCCGGGATATCTCGATTTGTGCGCATCATCTCGAGCTCGAAGTCGCCCGCCGATACGCCGGCCTCGATCGCCCGCTCAGACTTCTCGTAAATCTCATCCGCCAGCTCCGGACGCTTCTTCATCGCCTCACGAGCCGCGGCCGAAATCTTGCTCTGTCGAGTCGCCTCGACCTTTGCTTTTTCCGCGTCCGCTTTGATATCCTCGAGCGCCGTGCTCTTGGTGTTTGTGCTCTGGTCTGAGGCCTCAAGATTGCCCGACCCTGAGCCCGATCCGTTGTTCTGTTCATCGCTCATTGTTCGCTGTCCTTTCAATCGGTCGGCACTTGCCGCGACCTTTGCGCTTGTGTTTGAATCCGCCCCCAAATCGACGACGCTGATCTCGTAGAGGTCCGAGGCTCTCACCACATCGATCGGACCGTCGTAAGTCTTGCCGTTCACCTCTGTCGATTCCCCGGCCTTGACGAGCTCGATTTTTCCGATCGAAGCCCCGATCGAGGCCTGCCACGGGAAATCGTTTTTGGAGCTCGCAACAAACTCCCGAGCGGCCTCCGTGTCTCTCGAGATCACTCCCCTCGCAACCAATACGCCGCCCTCGAGCTTGACCTCTGTCGTATGCCCGATCCCGTTGCGGGTCGCCTCGTGTCCGAATCTGATCGGGATTGGTCGGTTTGGTACATTGATCCCCGCAAGATCGATCACGATCGGATTTGGGCTGAACCATTGGCGGATGGGAGCGCCGGTATAGGATCGCATTTCAAAGGTCGGGAGTTTCTTTGATTCGTCGCCAGAATCGCCGGCCTTGAGAACCAAATCGAACCCCGAAATACGCGCCTCCGTGCCCTCTTGGAAGTCGCCGCCATTGAGCTCGAGAGATACCGTTTTTTCGTCACTCATCATCGTCCTCATCTTTCCCTGTGGTGCCCGCCGTCTCCGGAGAGGGCTTGGGGCCCATATTAAGCCCGATCTGCTCCGCGAACTCTTGCACCCTCATACGATCCTTGAGGATATCTTGCCACTTGTACCCGCTTTCAGCGGCCTCGATCGGGAGCGAGCTGAACCCCTCCTCTACGCGGATTTTGGCCCCGTTCGCCTCTTTCACTGGGTCAACATGGCCCGAACCATCGAAGAAAAAACGGAGCTTGATCGCGTCCCGATATCTTTGAGTCCGAGCCTCTTGAGGGAGCAAGTCCGAGAGACGGCTCGCCTCGTCGAACCAATGCCAAAAGAGCCGATTCAGGATGATCCGCACTATCTTGGCTTGTTTGTTCTTCACGCCCTTTCGATAGCTCTGGTGATCAAGTCGCCCGCTCGAGTAGTTGAGCTCAGTTGAATCGCCGGCAAAGATCGAATAGGGGAGATTGAGCGTCCGCGCGATCGCCCGGAGGATTTGGCGGACATATTCGGGATAGGAATCCGTCGGCTGCTCCGCTTTGGCTTGGACATAATCCCATCCGTCCGGCAAAACCATGATCTGCCCACGCTCAAAGTCGATCGTGTCGAGCGTGTCGAGCTCCGCCGAATCCCCGTCCGCCGGCCCGTCCGTTTTGAGCATACCCGCGACATTTGCGATATTTTCGGAGCTGTCGAGCGTTGCAAGAGTGAGCCGCCGCAAATATGCGAACATTTCAAGAGCTGGGGTGAATGGGGGGATGCCTCGAGCGTCCCCGGGTCGCTTGGGCTCGTAGTAGTGCCCCACGAGATCGGCTGGGACCCGCTTGTATTTGGGGTTAAACGAGGCCCCGATCCCGGTATCGCCCGGATGATCCTCGAGAACATGATACGCAACGGGGTTTCCGTACTGATCCTGTTCGATTCCCGAAACCTCGCCGCCCACCCCCTCGATCAGGTCGGGAGTTTGGACTTGATCCGCCTCGATGATATGGAGTCCGAGCTCGACCTGTGGGCGAGGGTCAAACAAGCCCCTACGCCCCGTCTCACGCCCCGCTCGAGGTCTTGAGCGAGTAAAGAGGGCAAAGGCCTCTCCGGACCCTAACTCGCCCTTGATAAGCGTCCT